CTGGCCAGACAAGTCAAGCGAATCCGCTGGGCGCATGGATCAGAAGAGATCGAGCTTAAATCCGAGTTCGGCGGCGGTCGGTACATGGTTAAAGCTGGCGGTTCAGCTGCTCGCGGTATCTCCAAGCCCGAGACTGTCTTCGTGGACGAGACCCGAGAGCTTAAAGACGAATCGACGTGGGCTTCTCTGCGCTACACGATGATGGCGGCTAAGAATCCGCAGCTCTGGACACTCAGTAACGCAGGAGACCAACATTCCCTAGTCCTCAACGCGCTACGCGAGCGCGGAATGAGCGCGGCTAAAGGTGACGACATCGCTTACTATGAATGGTCATCGAACTACGAGAAGATCGACGACACTCCCGCATTCTGGAAAGGTGCGGCGATGGCTAACCCAGCACTCGGCCACACAGTCCACATCGATAACATTCGGGCGGTTCTTAACGATCCGCCAGACGTCGTAAAGACAGAAGTTCTCTGTAGATGGGTCGCCACGATCTCAGCTGCTATCCCAGCCGAAGAATGGAATCAGTGTGGAGAAGAAGGTTTAGAGCTTGATCCAGAGAAGACGACTTGGCTGGGAATTGATGTAAGTCCGAATCGTCGCGACGCTGCGTTAGTAGCCGCTCAACAGATCGACGACGAGCGATTCTTCGTCAAGCTCTTACACACTTGGCATAATCCGATAAACCTTGACGATAAAGCGATCGCGAACGACATCGCTCCCTATGTCAAACAGTATCCAGTCGAGACAGTGGCTTATTCTAAGAGAACGGCTTCGGCTATAGCTGCGCGGTTAGTTCCCGCTGGGATTCCGATCTCAGACATCGACGGCGCACTGTATGGCCAAGCTTGCGACGAATTGTTAGGAGCGATCACATCGAAAAGATTACGTCACGATCCAAAACAGACAGAGTTATCCAAGCAGATCTTATCAGCTGCGAGACTTCCGTTCGGAGATGGTGGGTGGACTATCGGACGGAGAGCTTCTCAGTCGACTGTCTGCGCGACGGTTGCGACTGCACTCGTCACTCATTACGCGACACGCCCGCCGATGGATCTTGACATCATGGTCGGATAGATGTAAAGGCTTCTCTAGAATTGCGGCATGGGATTATTCGATCTATTCGTTCCGACGGTTAAAGCTGCGTCCGCAGAAGCTTCGATCACCATAGAAGCAGCCGAGTCGCTTTACCCTGTAAACACTCTTAACTCTCTCGGCGGCTATTACATTATGGGTAATCAGACCGCTACTCGTACCGAAGCGATGGGCGTTCCAGCATTAGCTCGCGCGCGTAACATAATCTGTACGACTCTCGGATCTTTCGAGATGCACACTCGCAACATCGCAACAGGCGAAAGAGTGCAACAGCCAAGAGTTATAAATCAGCCAGATCCGCGAATCGCTGGCTCTGCGTTCTGGTCATGGTTAGCAGAAGACATTCTGTTCTATGGTTACGGATACGCGCGTGTAATGCAACGCTACGCCGACACTGGTCGCATTCAGGCGATGGAAAGAATCGATCCTCTTCGCGTAACTGTTCAGACTAACGGCAACGGAACAGAGATCGACGCTTATGCAGTCGATGGCCTTTACATTGATCCAAGCGAATTAGTCGTCTTTACTGGACTCGACGAAGGAATCTTAAATCGCGCTGGCCGCACTATCCGCGCAGCTTCCGCGTTAGAAAAAACAGCATACGACTTCGCGATCAATCCTAATCCGCAGACAATCTTAAAGAACTCTGGCGTAGCGCTTCCGAAAGATCGTGTAGCTGCACTCGTCGCAGCATTTAAGAATCGTACTTCTAAAGCTGTTACATTCTTAAACGGCGATGTATCTATCGAGACTGTCGGTTACGATCCTAAGAACTTACAGCTTAACGAAGCTCGCGGTTATTTAGCCCTGGAGTTATGTCGCGCTGCCGGTCTTCCAGCTTACTTCGCAAGTGCAGAGCCGAACAGCTTTACTTACTCGAACGCAGTAAGCGAACGTCGTTCACTAATTGATTATTCGCTTCGTCCGCTTATGACAGCGATCGAACAACGAATGTCTTTATCGGACTTTACGCCCTTGGGTCAGGACGTGAAGTTCGATCTAGACGACTTCTTGCGTGGCAATCCTTACGAGCGCGCGCAAGTTTACGAAATACTTAATCGAATCGGCGCGATGTCGATCGAGGAAATCCGCGAAGAAGAGGATCTACTTCTATGAAAATAACTACACCAATGCAAATCACAGCGGCAGATTCTAACTCGCGCACTATCAGCGGGCGAATCGTCGCATTCGAGGAAGCTGCTAACGCTTCTACTGGGAAAGTCGTATTCGCTAAGGGTTCGATTAAGCCAGCTCCAGTAAAACTTAATTTAGAACACGATCGCACTCGTCCAATCGGTAAAACTCTGGACATGACATTAAACGAAGATTCGATCGACGCAGTCTTTAAGATCTCAAACACGACAGCGGGTTCAGACAGTATTGCCGAGGCGATGGACGGATTACGCGACGGATTTTCGATCGAACTGGCTGTAGACGATTACATCATGCAGAAGGACGGAACTATGCGCGTTCTTGCTGGAGAATTAACTGGCGTCGCACTCGTTACAGAGCCAGCGGTTAGATCCGCTCGCGTTAGCGAAGTCGCAGCAACAGAAGGCGAAGAAGTCGCCGAAGAACTTTCCGATTCCACAGTGGAAGAGGAAGTAACACCAACAACAGAAGGAGACGAAGTGGACAACACCGTCACAAACGCGGAAACCGTCGAGACGGTCGAAGCTGCTCAGTCAACAACAGCCGCAGCGAAGCCAATCGTAGGCGGATCATTCACCAAGCCACGCTTAGAGTTCACAGCTGCTAAGTATGTGGAAAACACCATTCGCGCAGCGATGGGCGACGATCAAGCTCGCCAGTATGTTCTCGCAGCCGATAACACAACAGATAACGCGGGTCTCGTACCTACTCGCCAGATGGCCGAGGTCGTGAACGGGTTGTCTACAACTATCCGTCCATCAATCGACGCAATTTCTCGCGGAACTCTTCCAGACGCGGGCATGAGCTTCGAAATTCCGAAGATTACCCAAGCTCCTACTGTTGCAGTAACAGCAGAAGACGGAACTCCATCAGAAACAGATCAGAACGCAGCTTTCATTACTGTAGATGTTAAGAAGTTCGCTGGACAGCAGACATTCTCTGTCGAGCTTCTAGATCGTACTTCTCCAGCATTCTTCGATGAACTAATTCGCAACATGGCAGCAGCTAAGGCGAAGGCCGAGAATGCTTATGTTAATGGTCTTCTAATCTCAGGAGCTACAGCAGACGGCACTACTACCACTACTTATCCAACAGCTGCCGAGCTACTTGGAATTATCTCTCGCGGAGCTGCTTCTGTTTACTCAGCTACCGCGGGACTTCCTACTCCATTCGCGAAGTCTCTAATCGCTTCGACTGGTCAATGGGCTAACCTAATGACTCTTAACGATTCAGGTCGTCCGATCTATAACGCTTCACAGCCACAGAACGCGGGCGGTGTAGTTCGTCCAGATTCTCTAGTAGGTAATGTTGCGGGCCTAAATCTATTCGTAGATCCAACTAACGCGGGCGATGGCGACGGAACTCTTCTAGTCGTTAACCCAGACGCTTACACATGGTACGAAGGGCCTACATTCCGCCTACGCGCAGATGTAATCGCTTCTGGCCAGATTACAGTCGGCTACTACGGTTACGGCGCACTCGCGACCAAGATCGCAGCGGGCGCGTTTAAGAATAACAAGGCGTAATCCGAATAAATCAATCATCGGCTAGTTCGCTCCCGAGCTAGCCGAGTAGTAGAAGGGAAGAGCTAATGCCAGCAATTATTACAGCCTCACAGCTGCGATCCGTCCTAGGCGTTAGCTCTTCTCTCTACGATGACAATTATCTAAACGACATAATAGATACGGCCGAACAGGCGATTCTCCCGCTGCTTATTCAGAACTCGACGGCTGTAATCGAGTACGAATTAAAAGATAATGTAGCGATTTTCTACACTCGACGCGTTCACACTTTCGTCGTCGGACAGTCGATCGTCGTAACTGGTCTTCCAGCTCCATTCACAGCCACTCACATTATTACAGTAGTTACAGACAGTTCATTCTCCGCAGCTCTTACGAGCGCAGATGTAACTCGTCGCCAGATCATTCCGAACGGAACAGCAACTCTTAGCGGCTATTCAGCTGCGACTCTCTATGTCGGTAACTCTTCCATCGAGTCTGCGATCTACGCAGTATCTATCGAAGTCTTCCAGTCTCGTACAGCTGCGGGCGGTCAGATCGAAGGTCTCGACTTCGCTTCGAGTCCCTATCGCATGGGGCGCAGCTTGTTAAATCGCGTCGTAGGCCTCTTGGGTAATTACATCGATGTCGACACGATGGTCGGATAATGACAGCCAGCTCGATCTTAACTAGTGTCCGAACTCCATTAAAGACATCGATCCAAGGAGTAGCGGCTAACACTTACGACTCAGTCCCAGAGTCGCCCATCGTTCCATTCGCTGCAATAGTCCCGAACACTCCCTACCTAGAGCCGAGCTTCTTGGGTAAAGGTAATGTCAAGCTAAAGGTTAATTTAGTTATGACCGTAGGCGTAGCGATCTACGATAATCAGAGCGCGCTCGATAACATCGAGAAGCTCGTAATTAGCATTCTGGCGGCTATTCCGTCAGGGTACGAGGTCGGAGATGTATCAAATCCGATTCCGTTAAACATAGGCGCGTCAGAGATTCTCGCTTGCGAGATTCAGCTTTCGACTTATTACACACAAACAAACTAGGAGACCAACATGGCCACGACCGTAATTACAGGGCGCGATCTTTCGGTTACGATCGCGACCAAAAACTATAACGAGCAAGCAACAAGCGCAACGCTAAGCGGAGATGTAACTATCGAAACTTACGACACTCTTTACGCTAAGGCTTACCGTTCGATCGATAAGCAGTGGACGTTCGACGTCGAAATGCTTGCAGACTGGGGCGCAGCGGATTCACTCTGCGAAGCTCTATGGACAGCGGCAGAGACAGCACCTAACACGACTCTAGCGGTATCGCTAACAGCTGTTACAGGAGCGGTCTTCGCGTTTAACGTGCTACCAATCTTCCCAAGCGTCGGCGGTTCTAGCCCAGACGCTCAAACTGTAACGCTATCCTTTACAGTCGTGGGAACACCTACAGAGACATTTAGTTAAGAAACAGAATCGGGAGCGAACATGAAACTAAACATCGAGATCGAATACTTCTCAGGAGAGGCCGTTACATTCGTGGCGGCTTCTCCCGAGTGGTCGAAGTGGGAAAGCAAAACTGGAAAGACTATCCAGCAAGCCGAATCTATCGGAGTAAACGATCTTCTCTTTCTTGGCTACGCAGCCATGAAGCGGGAAGCTGCAGGAACTCCAGTCAAACCTTACGAGGTCTGGATCGAAACGGTCGCGGAAGTCTCAGCAAGTAGCGCAAGCCCAAAAGTTATCCCGCTGGAAGCCTAAATCGACTAATCGTCGAACTCTCTATCGCGACACAGATCCCGATGAGCGAGTGGCAGACGGCGGAGCAGATCTTAACGGCGATAGAGATACTGGAGAAACGGAATGGCAAGTAAGAAGGGTGTCTACTCGATTGAAGTCGAGCCAGCCGCGCTTAAAAACTTGATCCAGACTCTTAATCTTCTCGATAAAGAAACACAGAACGAGATCCGCGACGCAGCTCTTCCACTATCGAAGCGTCTGGCGGGTCAGCTCATGATGAGCGCGAACGGTGCGCCAGCTCCACAAACTAAGCTCGTAGCTCAGACGATTACAGCTAAACGCGATCGTCTTATTCGCGTCGACATCGGTGGCCCTAAGAAGGTCGGTCGCAAGTACGGCGGAGAAGCTTCTAAGAGCGGTAAGGGTAATAAAGTCCGACAGGGTGCAGCTCCAGCGGGCGCGCTTTTATGGGGAACGGAATACGGCGGCGGGCGTGGTACGGACTCACTCGGTCGCGCTTATACCGATCGCTTTAAGGCCCCGCGCAATAAGCGCGGCTACTGGATCGCTCCAGCTGTTGACTATTACACGCCAATCGTCGCGAAAGAATACATCGATCTTATTCAGGGCGTAATTAAGAAAGTGGGTCTCGACTAATGGCTGGCATTCCAAAAGTAAAGATAACTTTCGACGCCGACTTCGACGAACTAAAAAAGGGCGTTAAAGGCGCGCAGACAGAAGTCGAAGGCTTCTCTAGCAAGATCGGCAAGTTCGGCAAGGTAGCCGCTGCCGCTTTTGCAGCTGCAACAGTAGCGGCCGCAGCCTACGCGGGAAAGCTTCTAGTCGATGGCGTTAAGTCAGCGATCGCAGACGCAGCCGCTCAGGAGAAACTCGCTTTAACTCTAAAGAACGTTACAGGCGCGACGAATGCCCAGATCAAGGCGACCGAGGGTTACATAACTAAAACATCGCTAGCGTTCGGCGTGACAGACGATGAGCTTCGTCCATCGCTGGAAAGATTAGCTCGCGCTACTGGCGACGTAGAGAAAGCTCAGAAACTCCAAGCTCTAGCTCTCGACATAAGCGCGGGTAGCGGTAAGAGTCTAGAAGCGGTCTCTAACGCGTTAGCCAAGGCTACAGAGGGCAACACTTCCGCTCTTGGAAAGCTTGGCGTCGGACTTTCTTCTGCTCAGCTAAAAACTCTTTCGATGGACGAGATTACTAAGAAGCTCGCCGATACTTTCGAGAATCAAGCTTCTACAAAAGCCGACACATTCCAAGGAAAGTTAGATCGACTTAACATCGCATTCGATGAAGGTAAAGAGACCGTAGGTTCTTTCGTACTGGACGCGCTTACTCCGCTGGTTACGACTTTCGTCGATAAAGTTATTCCAGCTCTTTCATCGATGGCCGACTCAATCGGTAAAGATCTCCAAGGCCCATTTAATAACATTAAAGTAGTTCTTAACGATTTCGTTATTCCAGCATTTAAGGCTCTTTATAACTTTATGAAAGACTTCGTAGCTCCGTTCTTCGCTTCTGTCTTCGGGCCAGCTTTAGATGGTTTATTCTCAGCATTTAATAAAGTAAGAAACTCCATTAACGGTAACGCGGACGATCTCGCGCCGCTCTTCTCGCTCTTTAAGTCAGTCGCTACATTCGTTCGCGACACCATGGGGCCAGCAATCGGAACTATTCTTAGAGTCGCTTTCGAGGTTCTAGGTACGGCTATCTCTGGAGTCATTACTGGCGTCTCGAAGGTAGTCGACTTCCTTGGCGACATGATTACGAAGGTAAAGCAATTTATTCAGCTTATTAAGGATAATCCTGTCGTCGCTGGAATCGGTGGTCTTATCGATAAGGTCTTCGGCGGGTTTAAGGCTATGGGCGGCCCAGTAACTTCGGGAACTTCTTACATCGTCGGTGAGCAAGGCCCAGAACTATTTACGCCCGGGCGTAACGGATCGATCACTCCAAATCATGCACTCGGCGGCGGACGCGGTTCAGTCATTAACTTAACTGTTAACGGCGCAATCGACCCAGAAGGTACAGCCCGAGCGATCATTAACGTTCTTAATAATTCCAGCTATCGCGGAACTCTTGGATCGGGTGCGTTCGCGTGACGCTATGGAATCCAGAATGGCGCGTCTTAATCGATGGCGTCGATTATCAAGAAGTAACACTAGCCAGCGTTCAGATCACTAGCGGCCGAACTTCTGTCTATGAGCAGCCAGTCGCGGGCTATTGCTACATCGAGCTAATTAACCTACAGAACACGTCTTACCCTTTTACAGTAGGTAACGAGATCCTTATCTCGATTAAAGATTCGACTGGAGTTTACGTCGATCTCTATGGCGGCTTTATCAGCGACATCGAGATAAGCGTCGTCTCAGCTGGATCGACGGACTACGTTACTTCTGCCCGCATTACAGCACTGGGCGCACTGTCTAAATTAGCTCGGGCTAACTGGGAACTGGCTTTAGCGAAAGACTACGACGGAACTCAGGTCTATAACATTCTTTCGGATCTACTTCTTAATAACTGGAACGAAGTCGCTCCCGCTTTAGCTTGGTATCAGTACGATCCGACGACGACATGGGCTAACGCCGAGAACGTAGGACTAGGCGAGATCGATCAGCCTGGGCAATACGAAATGGTTAACAGAGCAGCCGATCCAGTTTCTAGCTACACGTTAGCCAGTCAGATCGCAGAATCAGGACTTGGCTATCTCTTCGAGGACGGATCAGGCCGAATCGGGTATGCAGACGCTTTACATCGACAGACTTATCTCGCAGCTAATGGCTATACCGAAATCTCAGCAACTCAGGGAATCGGCGTGGGCTTAAAGTCAGTTACGCGAAGCGGCGACGTCCGAAACTTTATTACCATTAATTACGATAACGGCTCAACTCTTACAGACAGCGATCTAGCTTCTATCTCCCAGTTCGGTAAGTTCGCCGAAATCTGGGACACGAACATCGAGAAGACAGCGGACGCGACTCTGGCTCTAGCTCGTCGTCTACAGCTTAAAGCTTATCCACGCGCATTCTTCGATTCGATCGAGTTTCCTATTGCTTCTCCGAACATCGACGACACAGACCGCGACGCACTTCTGGGAATCTTTATGGGAATGCCGCTACGCGTTACAGATCTTCCGCCTAACATCGTCGACACTGTCTTCGAGGGTTACGTCGAAGGCTGGTCTTTTAGGGCCAGTTATAACTCGCTATTCATTACGATAAACGCTTCGCCGCTGGAGTTCTCGCAAGTGACACTCCGCTGGAATCAAGTGTCAGCGAGCGAGTATTGGAATACAATCAGCCCAACTCTTACATGGGAAAACGCGATCGGATCGGTGGCATAACATGGCAACTACTACAACGAACTTCGGCTGGGACATTCCGCAGTCGACCGACTTGGTCAAGGACGGCGCGACAGCGATCGCAGCTCTTGGTCAGGACATCGACACAGCTTTAGTCGATCTTAAAGGCGGAACGACTGGACAGATCTTAGCTAAGGCTTCGGCAACAGATTTAGATTATTCATGGATAACTAACGACGTCGGCGACATTACAGCTGTAACGGCTGGAACTGGAATCTCTGGCGGCGGCACTTCTGGAGCTGTAACTATTACGAACTCAATGGCTACAGAAATCGCAGCTAAAGGCGATTTAATTGCTGGAACAGGTTCGCAGACTTTCGATAATTTAACAGTGGGCGCAAATAACACAGTCCTTATAGCAGACTCGACGGCCAGCACTGGGCTAGCGTGGGCTGGCGGCTGGACAGCATACACACCAACAGTAACGGGCGGAAGTGGATTCACTTTAGGTAATGGCACTCTTACAGGTCGTTACATAAAAATCGGTAAAACAGTAACAGCAGTAATTAATCTTACTTGTGGATCAACCACAGTAATTCCAAATACTTACACAGTATTTTCGCCGCCATTTAATGCCGCTAACGTGTTCGCTGTCGGAAGCTGTATCTTTGAGGACGTAGGCGGCAGCAATTATGCTGGTAACGTAAGTTTTTTTGGTGTTGATAATTTCTTACCTTTTGTTCCAAGTGCTGCCGTTGCCACTTCTGGTTTTATGACAGCTACTAATCCTTTCACATGGGCAAACGCGGACGTCTTTAAGATGGCCATTACATACGAGGCGGCATAAGATGACATTCTTTTTTAATCCACTTTATCCAGAAGCTACTAACGAGCAAAAATGGGGACAGATTCGTTCTTGGCGTAATGCCGAACTAGCAGCTAGCGACTGGACACAGTTAGACGATAGCCAAGTGGATAAAGCAGCGTGGGCAATTTATCGCCAAGCTCTAAGAGATCTTCCAGCTGTAGGCGGACAAGCGGAAGCCGTAATCTTCCCAGTAGCTCCATGACTTACCCAATCGGAACAGCTGCGGCAGTCGTCGAAGTAGCACTGGCCGAAGTCGGCACAGTCGAAGAAGGCGATAACTTAACCAAGTACGGAAAGTTTACGAAGGCCGACGGTCTACCATGGTGCGGATCTTTCGTTAATTGGTGCTTCCATGAAGCGGGCGTAAAGATTCCATCGATGGTCTCTACAGCTGCGGGAGCGCATAAGCTTAAAGAAGTAAGCCGCTTCGTAACTGTCGATCCTAAGATCGGCGATCTTGCATTTATGGACTTTCCGCATGATGGAGTCGACCGTATTAGCCACATCGGAATCGTCGTAGGAGTTAAATCGAAGTCAGTAATTACCATCGAGGGAAACACTTCGGGAACTGGCGATCAACGTAACGGCGGAATGGTCATGATTAAAGAGCGGGCATTCGGGAGCGGTAAAGAGATCGTAGGCTTCGGACGACCTAAGTTCGTGGCTTATGCTGGCGATTA